CAATATCCGCGCCTGCCTTGAACAAGGTCGGTGTAATTTCTATGACGAGCTTTGGCAGCTCCTCTGCTATCGAGGGTGCGATATCCGCAACTACCGTCACAAGAGATTTCAACGATGTTTCGAGTGTAGGCTTGATATTTCCGCCGAATTTCTTAACGCTCTGCGTGAAGTTATCAAGCGACTTGTCAATGCCCGAGCCTCTGCCCATAGCGGTCAGCAAGTCTTTCCACGATGCTTTGACCGAGCCCAGAGAACCCGTGATCGTGGTGCTTGCTTCTTCTGCCGATGTACCTGTTATGCCTATATCCTGCTGTACTATGTGGATAGCGTCCACAATGTCAGCAAAAGTAAGTGTCAGCTTTCCGTTTTCGTCCCTTGTCGCCTTGAACTTTTTATTGAGTTTTTCCGCGTCTGTTACAAGACGCTCCATTTCGGTTTTTGTTCCACCATACCCGAGTTTGCAATTTGTTAATCTGCATCTTCATAATAAGGTTATAAATGCAGTTCAGACTATCGCTTCACCCTGTGCAGGGTGTTCTCTCACTTAGTCGTTCACGCTGGCTTTACCCTTGCGCCTTGTTGTCCACCGCTGGAGTTCCAAGTCAATCAGAGAGAATTCGCACATTGCCCTTTATTTATGCGGCAAGTGCCCCCATTTTGTTAAGGTTATCGAGCATTACATAATTTTGACGACTAAAACCTTGGTATGCATTCTGTATAGACTGCATATTCGTGCCCATTTTATTGGCATTATCAGCCATATCAATTACGGCTTTGTTAGCAAGGTCAGCAGAACGCTGATAATCTTTGCCTGTGGATTGTATCAAGCTTGCGGAAAAGCTTGTAATCAAGTCCATATACTCATTTGCAGAGATCTGCGCCGTTGCAAACGCTTTATCTGCGTAACCTTGTATAGTCTTTGAGCTTTCTTTGAAAAGTGTATCTACACCGCCCACAAGCTGTTGATACTCACCGTACTGTGATGCCGCGTCCTTTACTATCTTTCCTGCCGCCGTTGCGCCTGCCGTAACCGCCGCCGCCGAGATTTTCGCTATTGTTTTTAAAGTGTCGCCGATGTTTACCTTGAATTTATCCATCGACACTTTCGCGTTTTGTATTCCCGTCTGATAGTTCTTGCTATCAAGGGATATTTTCGCATAGAGGTCAAAAACGTCCAATTCCTCACCCCTTTAAAGTTATTCCCGTCTTTTGCACTATGTCCTTCGTGAGCTCGTCTACGTCAACGTCCTCGGGCGGATAAAGGATATCACCAAACCGCTTTGTTAACGGCTGTCCAAGTCCGTATTGAAGTGCATCTGCCACGTATAAGCGAAATGCCACCGCCTCTTGTTCCAAATGGAAGGTGGCGATGGCATACCGCAGGAGGTATTTTAGTGTTCGTTTTCCGTTGTAGTTTCCGTAGCATCGGCAGAAGCATTCGTATCCGCCTCGTTGCCGGCAGAGGTAAAAAAACTTGCGTCCTCTCCGCTGTTCAAGTCCTGCATCATCATTATCTCGAGAGGGAAAAGCACAACATTGCTTATGCCAATATCGGGATTAAGCCACTTTAAGATTTTCTTAACCTCTTTAAGGCACTCTTTATTCAGCACTTTCGCGCCCTCAAAGTTGCCTTTCTCTTTGAACGCCTTTGATACATTATCGTTGTTAAGTATAGCGTTCAGCTCATTTGCGTTGTCTTCCCAAAAGTCAACGATTTCGTCAAGTCCTAAATCTGATATACGTCTCATTTTTTTACCTCCTATTAGTTGTATAATTACTCTGTTCCTGCCTTGATGTACATCTCATAAGGTACAGTGTCCTGCGCCTCTATGCTGTAATGTGCCTTGAATGTAGCCGCAAACTGCCCCTTGCCCTTGTCCTGTGTCTGCATAGCGAATCCGCCTGTTGACAGCACGTTGAACATATGGATAGCGATATATCCTGCGTGATCGCCTGTATTCTTGTCCGAGTAATCGCCGATAATCCACAAATCATCGGTGAAGTCAGTAAGCTTAAGGTCTTTACGCGGTACTACCTTTGTTGCATCTGTACTGTCTATGTCTGCCGAAGCCATCAACAGCTTTGCTGTTGTTGTCTTAACCGTTACAAGCGTTGTGGAGAGTGTTGCCTCTCTATCGTCTGCACGCATAAGCTCCATTGTGTTCTTTGGGCAGTTATCAACGTCCTCGCCCATATCAATATAGCTCGGAACATCGGTAAAGTTGATACCGCCTGTTGTTGCGCCTATCTGTCCGCTTGCCTCGCCTGTTGCGGGGTCAAAGGTTGTGCATATAATAGCCGCATTCATCTGCAAGGTGCTGAATGTATCGGTTGGTATCTGTGTGTATTTCAATCTTGTCACTCCTTTTTAAGTTGCTGTGAGAAATTCTGCTGTTATGTTCAAGTATTTCCGCTTTATGCTTTGGTCTGTTTCTGTAAGTGACTGCGCCCACGGCTGCCCCTTTTGTAACCACAAAGCACCACCGGCACACTTAATGACAGTACCGCCTCTTGAAAGCTCCTGTTCGATTTCTTGCACTTTGTTGTTTAGCTTTATCCAGCTATCTGTATGATACCATATAGACGCTGTGAGCCCTATCTGTGAGCCGAAACTGTCCGTTATGACCTCGTAAGAGATGTACGGAAATGCCGCCTGTGCAGGCACGCTGTTTTCTTCGTAAGCAGGCAAACCAAAACTCGACCAGAATTGATACAAAGCCTCTTCCTTAGTCATTAGGCAAGCTCCATTCTTCCGCACTCACCGTCCGCATATTCAGTGTTGCGGTTTCGGGTGTGCGTTTATCGTCTCCATCACTTGTTACACGAAATATCTTTCCGTCCCTCACTCGTTTAACAACATCGTGAAATTCAAGCGTGATATTCTTTCGTGTAATTATCGTGTATACGGCTGTAACGCCCTGTGCCTGTGCTATCCTTGCGACTGTTGAATTGTCAAGCCTTGAAGCCGCTGAAAACTCTGCGCCCTCTGTCCAAGTGGTTATAAATCCGCCTACACCGTCAGGCACACGCTCTTTTGTCATAAACTTAAAAGGTTCAAATGCGTTGTCAAGTAAGCTCATATCACATACAACCTCCTATACGGTTTTAAACGGTCTGCGAACTGACTTTGCCAGCCCGTTGCCGTACCGCCCTTTGAATTTCCACCCTTTGAATAAGAATATCCGTCAAAGCTCTCTGACGTGTAAGGTGACATATTCTCGCTGTCAAGGGCTTCATTTTTCTCTCTCCAAGCATCTATATCAACGGCAAGGGCGAGAACGATAGGAGGTACGCTCATCGCCCATATTGCGCCGTTGAATACTTCATTTTTGAGCGTTTCGATTGGCTCACCATTGTATAGATATACGCCGTCATTAAGGTCGCTGCCTACGATACGAAAATACTGTTCTTGTTTCAGGAAGTCAAGAGGTGATACCATACCGTCCCTGACTTCGAAATCCCCGAGATGGATAGCTGACATATCCTTGATAAAGTAATTGTTCAGCTCTGCACATATAATGTCAAGTCCCATAGTATCACCTCTTTAAATTAGCCTCTGCTTATGATACGAGCAATCGGAATTGCCTTGGTATCAATAAAGCCGTTGCCTGTTGTGTCCTTAACAAGTCCCCAGCGTGCCGCAGTTGAAAGCTGTACATCTGTTGGCGATACGATAGGTGTACTTGGCTGCTTAAAGCTAAAGCCGTAAGGTGCGAAAATCTTGCGCTGTCTTGTGTACAGCATATCAATACCGCCCTTGGTCTTTGCATCTCTGTCGGTCTCATACGGTACTTTTGCGCCTACATCGCAGTAATCAAACGCGCCCTGTCCGAGAATGTAAGTGGTATACTTGTTGTATGCTGGGTCGCTCTGGGTAGCCGCTACTGTCTCAACAGGTACGTCATCGTCAACAAGCACTGTTCTGCCGTTCCAGTCAGCAAGACCGATCTGACGCTGAATGCCGTTGCTGTCTGTTGCCTTTCTGTATTCAAGCAGTTCGAGGTTTTCAAGGTTAGTCGCAACTGCGCTGTGCATAATAGCCATAGTAAAGATGTTCTTGTTAGCGCCTGCTGCCTGCTGAATTGCGTTGTTAAGTGATGCGGGTCCGACTACTGCATCTGCCGCAGAAGCAGCGTTTGAAATATCGTATGTGTGTGATGTGCTGAAATTTGCATCTGCTACGCCAAAAATACCTGCAAGAGTTGCAAGGATAGTTGCCTGATCAACATCGTCCCAGTAATCAGAAATCTGCTGTCCGATGACTTCCATAAAGTCCTTACCTGTGAGGTCATATGAAAAGTCCTGCTCTTTCCAGCCCTTTGCTCTGCCGACAACGATCATCGACTGCGCATATGTGCCGATTTCGCCCTCTGAAATGTTAGTGTTTCCGTCATAGTTGTCTGCTGCTCCGCTTATCCTGCCCGTCATTGGTACGGTAATAAAGTTACCGCCTGTCTGGTCACGAAGCATATTTTTCAGTTCGTTTCTTGTTCTCAAAACGCCTGCGGTAAGAAAAGCGTTCTGCTTAACTCTTGGTATACTCTCGACATACTTGCCGAATACCTCATCATTGAAATATTTAAGTCCAAAAATTCCTGGCATAATTTAGCCCTCCTTGTTCGCTGTTGGATTTCTCAACCATTCGGTTACTTGTGCATCGCCTGGGTGCTGCTCGGCAAAAGCCATCTTTTCTGCAAGGCTCATTGAGCCGAAAGCATTTGCGCCGCTTGTCTTTGGCGGCTTGGGCGAATTATAGCCCTCCACGAATGGTTCTGTTTTCGTGTCTCCCCACTCGCTGTCAATGAAGTTGTCGAGCTTATCAAGATTTTTGATTGTGCCGTCCTTGTCAAGCTCTACTCCGTCAAAATCGAGTGTTTTGAGTATCCTCGAATGCCACTTGTCTGGAATGTTCACCGATTTCAAGTGCGCTGTAATAGCGTTTTCCTTGCGTGTGTGAGCTTCCTTGCTTGCTATGCTCTCTTTCAGCTTTGCAAGCTCTGCGGCGGTATTCTCATACTCTGTTTTGTTCTTTTCAAGCTCTGCAAGGCTGTTCTTTGCCTCTGCAAGCTCGTTTTCAAGTTCCTTTGCTTTGTCTGCGCTGTCCTTGTTGGACTTGATTTCAGCTTTCAGTCCGTCAACTACCTCAACGTGTGCTGTGATAATTGCGTTGATTTTGTCCTCGTCAAGTCCCATTGCTGACAACATACCTCTTGTCAATGCCATATTCATTCTCCTTTGCTTCGGGGGCTGTTCTTTGCCCTTAAAATGATTTGTTGGTACTCATTGCAAGTGTTCTTCCTTGCTTTAAGTATATAAAAAAGAGACTATACCTGTATGGTATAGCCCCTCTTGGCTCTTGCCGTGAAACTTTTATCACGGCGGTGTATATGGGAGTGACACGAGAATTTAACTCTTGATTGTTAGTAGGTCACTCATATTTAGCACCCGCTATGTTGCGTTATCGTCTGCCGTGTCACTTATGGTGTAATCGGTCTCCGATAGTGCTATTTAATCTCTTTTCGCTTGATTTCAAGCACTTTCACTCCGTCTTTAACGGGGATAATTTCAACACGGTCACCCTTTGCAAGCACCTTTTCAATGCTTTCAAGGTAATTTGTTAATTGTGTCTTAATATCCATTATCATTATACCCCTTTTTATGCAGAATGTCAAGCGTTTTTATGTGCCTTTAAGCTGTTTTTTTAGGATTTTTTCGTATACATCACCGTGATTTGCGGCGGCATTCTTCAGAAAGTGTGCACCGCCCACTGTGTGCTTGTAATAGTCGTTCGTTTCCTGCGCTACTGCATATTCAACGTTAGTCCCCACATAAACCTCATTTGGCTTCGCTCCCTGCCTGTGTGTTTCCTTATCGGTCTTTGTCTGTTTAAGCATTTCCTTTGTGGGATTTTCCGTCTTGCTTACTGCACAATATGAATATGAATAGCTCTGCCCTGCGTTCTTTGCTGTTGTGTGCGTTATGCTGTTTCTCAATCGCCCTGTGTCAACAGGTGCGCCCTCTTTTGCGTATCTTTCAGCCTGCAAGCCGATAGCTTCAAGCCCTGCTTCAAGGTTTTTCTGAAAGTTTCGGAGGATTTCGCCGCTGTTATCTATCAGCTTGATGTCAATGTCCGACATATTATCACCTTAATCTCTGAACCACCAAATATGTTTGTCAAATATACTTGTTGTTATTGTCCGTTCACCCTCATAATAAAATTGTTCGTTTCCAAACTCTTTGGGAATTTCAAAATCCTTATCCCCTTCTGGTTCAAATGCTATTGCTCCACTTCCCCATATAAAACCCTTTATAATAGCGGGCTGACTTCTCCACCAAATTTTCCTGCCTATTGCCTTTTTATCAAAATCAATTTCATTTAAATTGAGTGGATGCTCGTCGATCTCTTCAAGTATTACTTGTGCTTGTGCTATCGAATGGCAATAGTAAAAATCTTTTCCGTTCCTTGTAACAATAACGCTATTGTTTGTGTGTGCTCTTGTTTCACCCCATTTTGTTTTTAATGTGAGTGTTGGCTCATACCTAATTCCCCAGTTTACGGGGCTTTTGCCCTGATATTCAATCAAGTTATCAAATGACGGTTTTTCATCTCTTGGGTAACACCATATGTTATTTTCTCCCCAACCTCCTCCGATTGAATGAACATAGCCTTCAATAAAGCACGCATA